GTTCGATTTTGAATCTTCAAATACGAACGAATATCAATATCCAAATGCGACGATGTCAAATCCATCGATGTACGCAATCCCGGACTTGACCCAACAATACCATAGTCATCAAACAACTGTAACCGCAAAAATTGATCAGGCACTTGTGCCAACCCAGTAATGTGCACATACACAGCATCAGCTAACTGCTGCAATGTAGTCGACTGCTGTGTAACCGTAAAAGATTGAACAGTAACCAAGTCACCGTCACGATCCTTATACCACATACGAACAATCATATTATAGGTTTGTCCATCAGTCAACGCAGTATCAAAACTCTTAATTGTTATCGACGCCAACTGAAACAATTTCTTTAACATTGCTTGTATAGCACATTTCATCACTGTCGTTGGCGGTACAGTTGAATGCCCAATATATACAACATTATTGGTCAAGTCCGTCACAACACGTCCATATTCCAACTTCGTCACACATCCAGTACGTGCATGTTTATCCATAGCACCATACTTATTTGCACCACCAGAAAAAATTCCTGTCGATTTCACATTCGTAAATCCAACCGTCTTTCGACGCGATGGCGCAGAAGTCTGTGACAACGCGTCACGAACATTGCTATAAACATCATACGCAGTCATAGCTGCAGAAGCAGCAGGATGCAAACGCGCAGCACCACGCAAAGCACGACGAGCAACACCAGCAGAAAGCGAACGGATTGCTGACGTAGCACGGGCCATAGAACGGCCACGCGCCGGAGTAGGTGGGACAGACGAGGACCGCCAATCCATCGGACGAGCCGGCGTAGAACCTCTATTCTGTCTAACACTCCGCCGAGTACGCGAACGTCCACGAGAACGTGCACGCTTTACCATTACAGAATTGAAATTCAAAAATTAAAATTTTCAAATTTATAAAGGGGGTGAGTGGGTGAGCCGCCTTACTGTAAGTAATACTAGGCGGCTCAATTTTCTATATAATCAAACCTTACCCCCTAACTAACCCCCCTTACCCCTAACCTTAACCGTAGGGGTGCGCAAAAATTCTGGGCCGGACACTTTTCTGCCCGGAGGACCCCGGCATTTTTTCAAACTCCGCTTTTCTATAAATAGCGAGCCATTCCGAGCCATTTCATGCAAGCTCGATTCTGGTTACTCACAATTCCTCATGCCTCTTTCGTACCCTACTTACCTCCCGGAGTGGATTACATTCGAGGACAACTCGAACGTGGTGAACAGACCGGTTACCTACACTGGCAGGTACTCGTCCATTTCCGGCGAAAGCTACGTCTCGGTGGAATCAAATCCGTTTTTGGACACGACATCCACGCCGAGCCAAGTCGAAGCGATGCTGCGCGCGAATACGTTTGGAAGGAGGCTACTCGAATCGATGGAACCCAATTCGAACTCGGCAATATTCCACTGCGAAGAGGTAACGCTGAAGATTGGGAACTTGTGCGCCAAAACGCTAAACGAGGACGGTTGGATGATGTACCGCCAGACGTGTACTGTCGAATGTACGGCAACCTCAAACGCATTGCTGTCGACCATATGGAGCCAATTGGAATCGAACGCCAAATTACGGTGTACTGGGGCCGTACTGGCACAGGCAAGTCCAGAAGGGCCTGGGACGAAGCCGGATTGGACGCTTACCCTAAAGATCCTCGGAGCAAGTTCTGGGACGGATATCGAAATCAACAACACGTTGTTATCGATGAATTCCGGGGCAACATCGACATTTCACATGTCCTCCGATGGTTCGACCGTTATCCGGTTATTGTTGAAGTTAAAGGATCCAGTGTGGTCTTAAATGCCAAACACATTTGGATCACTTCCAACATCGACCCTCGCAATTGGTACCCTGAACTAGACGATGAAACAAAAGCAGCTTTATTAAGACGTCTATCTATCACACATTTTATCTAATAAAATGTTTAAGCTCCATAACTTTGAAACACTAACGGTGCCGTCATAAAATCACGTTTCACTGTCATTGTACATCCAATTTCATATGCATGCTCAATACCAAAATTATATTGACGGGTCGCGTTATTCACTTGCGCATTCAACAAACGTTCCAGCGCAAAAATACGACTCTTTCCAAGCCATACTTGCGTATACTTAGCACCACTTTCTGTTGGTTTACCCAAACAATACTTAATCAACTTGTTCCACGGTACAGACAATGTATCTTTCAATACACTCGTCTTAATTTCACCAGCATCCAAATGAGCTGGTCCTGAAACTTTACAGCCTGCAAACTGACTTTGCAATGGAATCTCCGAATACATTTTAGTTCCAGTTGAATTAGGAGCGTTATTAAACACTCCCCAAGTAGGATGAGATACTAATTGACTATCTGCTGCAGCAGTACCATAATCCTGATAGACAGTTCCATTCGTCTTAAACTCAAAAAACTTGCCATGAACAGGCACATTATCGACATTATCAGCCTCATCATTATCAGCACTATTTATAGTTCGATTTTGAATCTTCAAATACGAACGAATATCAATATCCAAATGCGACGATGTCAAATCCATCGATGTACGCAATCCCGGACTTGACCCAACAATACCATAGTCATCAAACAACTGTA